GCAACGATAGCCAGGGACCACCGGGATGGTTGCAGGGGATCTTCTAACCCTATACATCCACGGTGTAGTACTCTATAGTCTCTGACTTTGCGGTTTAAGCTGTAGCACAATAAAAATCTCCGACCTTGCGGTAGGAGTAAACATTTGTACTAAAAATCTAGCTCTAACCACAAAGCCAAGGCACAAGTATAAAAACTTGCCCTAGTCACGGCTACTGTGACTGTAAAAAATAACCGTTATCGACACGGTAAACATCTATCAGAGGAACTCACTAAGATATCCAGCCTCAAAGGCCTCTCTGATAACCACCCAATAAGTGGTTTTTAAGTTGAAGGAGCTTCTGTTTCATAATACATAATAGGTGCTCCTAAGAAAAAGAAAAGATTGAAATCTTCTCCTGCTGCACAATAAGTCGGTGCATGACTGAGATCTACACGAAAAGAAGACGTGCAATCCATTTGTAACATCCATCCTGGTTGTTGAGAGTCCGAAATAGAAGGACGATCATGTCGCTTCGCAGGTGTAAAACGTGCGTTCCTGTAATAAGGGACTTCAAACATAACCAGTGGATTCACTGCCGTAGATTGATACAGTTGACCATCAAAAGCTCTACTAAAATCATTGGTATTGTTCACCAACTGTGCCTGACCGGCAGCAGTGTCAGTCAGAAGAGTCTTTTGTGACCATGTATTGTTGTTACCTATCGAAGAATACACACGAGTTGCTGTAATCGTGGCAATCTCTTCTCCGTTATCGGCAAACAACGAAGTGTCAACCATCCATCTGATTGAACCTCTCCACCCTCCAAAAGCAGGGGTGAGATAATTCAGAAGTGTTGTAACACCGTAGGCATATTTATCTATACCCAACGTGTACACAACATTATTGGAAGGTATTACACTATTGCAATATCCAGGTTGATAAGGCATTGCTGACCTCCAGGCTGTAAGCCTAGTTGGTGCAGTGGTAGCCAAATCAAACCCAGCTATAAATCCATGGCGACAATATCGTTTCAACAAAGAACGAAAAGAATGGACGGACTCTCCGAAATAAACCATGTTTGTTTCATCATTCGTCCGTACAGTCTTTGCGATCTGGTTGACAGTCAGTACATCAGCAGGTTTTGACTCCTCGCCCATCTCTTCTGTCTCCCCCGCATGCGGTAAAATTTCCATCGATTGGGGGGCTATTGTTTGACCAGCAGATCTATATCGTAATCTCTGCATAGTGAAACTATCGGGCACAGCGACTTCAAAATCGTCGCCAGCTGAGACGAAAACATTGACCTCTATGTCGTTATTCGTCGTACTGTTTGGTACAGTTAACTCATTGACAACGTACACAGATAAAGTTCCATTTCCAATTACGGAAGCCGGTGTTGTCAAAGCCAAAGGTGTGGTGCCGAACATTTGGTTCATAATAACAGAACCAACTGAGAAATGCTCGCGGTATGGGTCGCGTTGACCCCAACCTACTGCAATTTCAAAGTCAGTGTTGTCACTAATGTCGACAATTGTGGTGTAGGCAGTGTTGTACTCAGCAGTACCACTGGAAGGTGTACCTGTAGGATCGTAAACAATCTTAACACGACCTTTATGATACTTACTACACACAAACTGGAATCGATATTTTAAAGTGCCTCTCCAGAATTTAAAAGGCACTGCTGCAAAACATACAGCGGGCATATGCAGTTCATTGCCTTGAACGTAATGCAAACACGGATCTACAACATGGTTCCACAAAAGTGTTTCTCTTGTTGTGCCAATTGTCCAGGAAAAATTAGAGAACCAACTTTCTCTCTGTGAAATGTATTTAATCGTCATTTCATCTTTCCCTTCCAAACCAACAGTTCGAGGATCAAGTGTCAACTCGTTTTTACAATCCAACGTAAGTTTTGCGCTCTCGTTAGGTTGATTAGTGGTGGCAATATTGTAAGTCGTAACTGGCCGGAATTGACTTGATTCCAAATTGACAGGTGCGCTATACCCAAACAACGTGGCTATTGCGCCCATCGCACTAGCTCCAATCTCAGTTGCTCGTGCAAAAGGACCTATCACAGGGATATCAGTAAAATAGGAAGCTGCATTAGCTACAACTCCGGCGATACGGGACATTGGCTTCTTGCCGTACTCGTCAGCCTGAGGCGAAATCGCTCCTGGCTCAAAGTTTGTAGGTATGGCAAATTTGACATCTTCAGCCCACGCAAACACATTTACTGTTACAGAATCCGTTGCTCCATTAGCATGCTTTAGACCTTGCATACTGTGAATTACTAATTCTCCCATATTCCTCCAATCCATCGCCACGATGTCCAAAACATTTTTTGGTGTAAAGAATGGCAATTTCATTTCCCCACCTTGTGAGTTGGTGGGATCAAGATATACATGGGGTCTCTGACTGGCAGCGACAATGTCTGCATCTAAGAAAGCTCTGTCTACGGTCATTGAATCATCATCTGGTAAGGGATTATAAGAACAAATCAACCTTCCATAATGAAACGCATTACCGTTAATCGTGAACTTCAAATGCAATTTTGCTCGCATCAGTTTGTAATTCGCTATCCGGTTAATCACTCGCGGATTTTCAAAATAATCCTGCCATGGGTTAAAACGTTGGAATAAATTGGCTCCAACTCCCCAATCAAACGATCGAATTCGCAAAGGCCTACTGAAAAACTCTTCCAAAGTAGCATCTGTAGCCAAAGCGGCATCTCGTATGTGATCAATGTCACCGGGTGTTTCTTGCATAAAACCTGGATGTGTGTCCACAAATTTTATGTTCTGCTCACTCATCTCATCTGATGGCGTAGAAACAGGCAGTTCTGCACTATGTGGGCTTAAATCGTTGTTGTTAACTGTCACATTTTGCGACACTTGTCCTCGTCGATTCGCCCTTGCTTCCTCAATCGTGGGCCACTCGTGCTGCAAATCCTTATAGATTGCGTATACGATATATACCGTGATTGACGCAAACAAACCCCATAGTGATAAGCTTGTTTCGTCGGAAGTCGCATCTTCCAATGCTTGGGGCCTTACTATGCCTCCAAATGATGTCCAGGCACTTCCTGGATAAGCTCGCTTAAGACACGAGAACTTATTATCAATATTAAACAAAGGAATACAATTTAAAAATACATATGTTGTACATTTAACATATAACAAAGAACATAAAACTATACAAGCGTAATAATGTACAATTGCGTAATCAATATATAGTTTACAAATATTTTTCCTTCCAAG